TTCTTGATTATTTTCTTCTTGATTATTTTCTTCTTGATTATTTTCTTCTTGATTATTTTCTTGATTATTATCTTGATTATTATCTTGATTATTAATCATCATATTTATATCTCCGGATGTATTAATCATATTTTCTTGATAACAACTAACAATAATATTATGAACAACAAAAACTAAAATTGTTAAAATTGTTGCACCTAAAGCCATATCAATGATATCTTTTTTTTGAATTAAAATTTTAAAACTAAAAAATAAAATAATCCATAAAATTATATATTTTAAACAAGTATATATATGTTCCATTCTATTAATAATACTTGATATAATATATTATTTTATACTTATTTTTATAATTATATTTTATAAGTTTTATATATAAGATATTTATGAGCTATGATAATAGTAAATATGATACACGCAATATTGATAAACAATATGTAAATTTAACTCGTAATGGTCGATTATTTCCTACATGGTTAATGGCGAATTTTAAAAAGTTTAAATTACCCGAAATTGTTTTAGATAATTCTGATCCTTGTAATGATAAAATATTAGGTGCTGAATTACGTAAATATCAAGAATTTGTGGGCAAATATATGAATTTTAATAGTCCATTTAGAGATATTTTATTATATCACGGGTTGGGGTCTGGTAAAACTCGTACGTCTTTAAATATTTATAATATCTTATATAATTCATCGCCTGATTGGAATGTGTTTATTTTATTAAAAGCATCATTAAAAGAAAGCACATGGATTAAAGAATTAGAAAAATGGTTACAAAAAGATGAAAAAGAATTTAGAAAAAATAATATTATATTTATTAGTTATGACGCTCCAACAGCAGATAAAATATTTTTAGAAAAAGTAAAAAACGCAGATGTATCAAAAAAATCAATGTATATTATTGATGAATGTCACAATTTTATTCGCAATGTTTATTCAAATATAAGTTCAAAACAAGGACGACGTGCATTAACAATTTATGAACATATTTTACAAGATAAAAAAGATAATGACAATGTACGTGTAATATTAATTTCTGGTTCGCCTGCAGTAAATGTGCCTTATGAATTAGCAATATTATTTAATTTATTACGGCCAAATTTATTTCCAACTTCTGAAATTAAATTTAATGAAATGTATATTTCTGGTGAAACTCATCAAGTTATAAAACCAAGTGAAATAAATAATTTTCAAAGACGCATTCTCGGTCTCGTATCATATTACATTGGTTCAACGCCTGATTATTATGCTAAAAAAAATATTAATTTTGTTGATGTTGAAATGTCCGAATATCAAACTTTTATTTACAAATATTATGAAGAAATTGAAGAAAAAATAAATAAAAAATCAAAATCGGGCGGCAATTATATGACTTATACAAGTCAAGCATGTAATTTTGCTTTTCCAATGATGTCTCAAGGTTTTTCTGGTGAAACTCGGCCACGTCCAAGAGATTATAAAATTACTGAAACTGAAGTTAATGAATTTATAAAAAAAACAAAAGATGATGATAAAAAAAAATATTATAAAATAAATGAGTATTTACAAAAATCAGAACAATTTGTAAATGAATTTGATAAATATTTAGACAAAAAATTAACTAATGATTTACAAAATAAATATACTCTTGCAGAAGATGTGATAAATTTTAAATCATTTGTTCTTGAAAATAATAAAAAAAGTTATGAAATTATTTTAAAAGAGTATATCGCAAACGCAGAAAAATTATCTGAACTTTTTAAAGCAATGTATAATTGTTCTGCAAAAATGTTATTAATGATATTAATCATGTTGCATTGTGATGGGTTAATTCAAATTTATTCAAATAATGTTGTTATGGAAGGTTTTCAAATTATGGAAGTTTATTTAAAATATTTTGGGTTTTCTTTATATACTAATAATAATAATATAAATAAAGAACACAATTATTATCGATATATTAAATATTATGGCGGTATTGACCAAATGGAACGAAGTAAATTATTAGATGTATTTAATCATAGCAATAATATAAAGGGCGAAGTAATAAAAATAATTATGATTTCTCCTGCCGGTAGTGAAGGTATTACTTTGAATAATGTTAGACAAGTACATATTTTTGAGCCGTTTTGGAATGAAACGAGAATTATGCAAATGATTGGGCGTGCAATTCGTCAATGTTCTCATAAACTTTTACCAAAAGAAGAGCGCATTGTCGATGTTTATAGATATAAATCTGTTAAAAAAAATAATACTGAAAAAGAAACAACTGACCAATTTAAAGAAAATTTAGCCCGTTCAAAAGAAGGATTAATACAAAGTTTTTTAGATGCGATAAAAAGTGCGGCTATTGATTGTGTTTTAAATAAAGCACATAATTTTCTTGTTGGTGATTATAAATGTTTTCAATTTGAAGAAAAATCATTATTTGATAATAATATTGCTCCTGCGTATAAAGACGATATTTATGATGATAAAAAATTAGATAATGGATTAAATGCAGTTAGTTCTAAAGTAACAACTATACGAGTTGTAAAAATTAAAGCAGTTCTACAATTGGTTGCTGATGATGTTGCACATAGTGAAAATATTTCAAATGATAAAAAATATTCAGAACCCGCAAATTATTGGTATAATGAACATTCACATGTTGTATATGATTTTGAATTACATTATGCGATTGGCAAAGTCGGCGTCGATAATGAAAATATACCATTAAAACTTGATAATGAAACTTATATTATAACAAGAATAATTCCTATACCAATTATTAAATAATTTTTATATTTATTGTCTATATCCGGGTAATGTATTAATTTGCACTTCAATTGTATCAATTGTCATATGTATTTCTGGATATAACCCTCTAATAATTTCTTTTAATGAATTTAATTTATTAATTATATTCATATCAATTTCTTCGTCATCATTTAATTTTTCTTTAACATATTTTATTGTTTCAACATAATCGTTATAAAAATCATGATTTACACCGTCTAATTGTGGCATTAATTTTTTATTTTGATCATCACATATTTCAATTGTTAATCTATCTATATTTTTTAAATTTGATAATGGATAACAAATGCTTCCATATATTGGTATCCATAAATGATTATTATTACATATATTTTTATCTGCTTTCATAATAAATGCTTCACTTCCTATTTTTTTATTACTTGAAAAAAATCTATTATTACTAAGTTCATTTATTTTTAATATCAAATATTTATATTTATTATGTGCTAAGTTGTATAACTTTTTATATGTTCCATCCTCCATTGTTTTATAAGATATACATACCGGCATTATTAATTCCTCAATATATACACATTTTACATTCTTAAATGCTTTATCAATAACAACGCAATTATCTCCATTATTTTTTACAGTGTCTGAACCATATTTTGTATAATAATATTCATATTCAGTAAAACTATTATTATTATTTTGTCTTGTGTTTAATGAATTAGCTTTATAACTAGAATTAGAACTAGAATTAGAACTAGAACTAGAATTAGAACTAGAATTAGAATTAGAACTAGAATTAGAATTATTAATTTTAAATTTAACATATATATCTTCATAATAAGGTTGAGTGCCATTAAATTTAACAATAAATTTAAATGGTTCGGGATTGTTAATATGATCTTGAAAACTACTATCAATTAATATTTTATTTGTCATTATTTGTTCTAATAAAATATTTGAACCAATATTATTATGAATAGTATTTTTTTGATTTTCATAAGTGAATCTATCTAAATACTTTTCCATTCATTCCTCCTTGATTTGCATTTTTGTATGTATTATTATTCATTACACCATTAAAAGATTTTGTGAAACCATCCGTGTCAGTTACCTCACTAATTCCTTGTATATTATTCATATGTTTATATGCACCGCCCATTCCAGTTAAATAAGCATTTGAATTTCTAACATTCATTATTATAATACATACATAATAATATTTTGTGAATAATATACACAAAAAACAATATAATATAATTTTATGTCAAGAATTTATAAAGTATTTTTCAGTGAGAGAAATATAAATGGATTATTAAATTATTTGGGCGAACAGCTTAATATTCCAAAAACACAAAAAGCAAAAAAAATATTTGAAGATGTATTAGTTAATCAAATGACACTTATTTATGAAAAAAATAAAGAAAAACTTAAAAATATAAATCCAGAAATTATTCTTCCAAAAATTAATAAAAAAGCAATTGAAGGGACAATAAAACAATACAATTCGCAAATTAAAGAAACAAAAAAAACTAATAATAAAGAATCATTTAATCCAAGAGCAATTAATGCACACAATGACGACTATGGTTCTCCCATTTTTGATTCACAAGATAATGCAAATAAAATATATTCTGCAACTGGTGAAATAATACCTATATCTATGGCGAATATTACTAATTTAAATGACAGTGCAATGGATGGGCGACAAAAAAATATTGCTAAAGATGAAATTGAAAATAAAATGTCATTATTAAGAATGGCACGCGATAATAATGATTATGACATTGACGAAAATGATACTAATTATAATAATAATTATGAAATGCAAGGATTCTCAAATAATAGATCTAATTATTCAAAAAATCATCCTCAAATTGATGAAGCAACTCGTAAATTTTTAGGTAATATTTGTCATGAAACAGCAACAATACAAGAAGACGAAAATTTAATGAATCCAATGCTAAATATGATGTCATCTTTAAATAATAATAATAATAATAATAATGATTATGACTATCCACAAAATAATTATCAAGATGATTATCAACACAACAATTTTCATGATTATAATTTTTCACAAAATAATAATAATAATAATAATAATAATAATAATACATTTTTAATGAATAATACAAAAATTTTATCTTATGGTGAAAATTCAAATACAAATTTTTTATTAAATAAAAAAATGAAAAAAAAAAGTGTTTTAGATGAGATGGTTATAGATAAAAAAAAAGAAATTGCTTATAAACATGGATTAGACATTGAAAAATTAATGTTTATGAAACCACACGAAATTGATAAATTAATTAATAAAAAAAAGAAAAAAAAAGAAAGTTCTGACAGTTCTGAAAAATCTATTACACTTACAAAGAAACAACAATTATTAGAACATTTAAAAAATAAAAAAAAAGAAAATACAAAATATAATGAAAAATTAAAAAATGAAATTATTAAAATAGATCCAACACTGCAAACAAATAATAATAATAATGAATCAAACGAAGCAAATGAAATTATTATTATTGATACAAAACATAAAAAAAATATTCATAAATTAATTATAAATTCAAAAGAATGGACAGAACCAAATTTTTATAATAATTATCAAATTGAATTGCCGGAGACTTTAAATATTGTAGAAATAAAACTTACTGGCGAAACTGATTTTCCCATATTGCGACCGGTTATTGATAACGTTCATAATACTTTATGCATTATTCAAAATAATAATATTATTCCTATTGAATTAGATGAAGATGATAATTATAAACTTGATGAAATATTAAATTTAATTAATTCTGCTTTAAAAGAAAATGATATTAAAATTAAAATATCATGTAATTCAAAAAATAATATTATAATTGAATCAATAAACTCAAGTAAATTTGATTTAGACTTAAATAAAAATTCATTTGGTATATATTTAGGATTTCAAAAAAAAGAATACAAAAATAAAACAAAATATGTTTCTGAAAATTCACATATATTTTTAGACCAAAGTTATTTTATGTTTATCAAAGAAATTTCTGCTAAATCTCCAATATGTAAAATAACTCCTGAAGGCAAAGTTGAACAAT